CACATGGTACAAGAATTTATCCGCATGATGAGAGTGTTAGAATGGCAAAAGGTACAGGTGGTACAGTTTTGAATATTCCGAAACTTGCTGACCAAATTATTGTAAGAGAAGAGGCAGACATTGAAAAAATCGGCGATGCTATAGCAAAGAAGATTATGGCATCTAAGAGCAACAGAGGAGGTATGAGTTTTAGTGCAAATATGGCTTAAGGGTGGCGCACCGATGCGCTTCCCCGTACTTCCTGGTGAGTACAAAGTGCAAGGAAGTCGGGGAATTGAAACAGTAAATATTAATGCGGTCGGCGAAACCGACTTAGGCGGAATGAGGGGGCTGAGAACGGTCTCCTTTTCTTCCTTTTTCCCGAAGCATTATGATCCGTCTTACTGTGAATTTAGAGGCATTAAAAATCCACAGCGCTATGTCAAGCAGATAGAGCAAATGATGAATAACGGCATTGTGAAGCTTATCATAACCGGAACGGCTATAAACTTCCCCTGTAGGGTAACTTCTTTCGAATGGGGAGAAGATGATGGCACTGGAGACATAAGTTTTTCTATAGCTTTAAAAGAGCATAGAAAGATAGCGATAAGTCAGTCAAGTGTGGTAGCCGAGTCAGGTGCCACGGGCGGAGATGCTTCACAGACTGCAGGTAGTGATACAGCGTCAAAGGATGCTACAAAAAGAGAAGATACAAGAGAAAAGCCGAAGACTTATACAGTAAAAAGAGGTGACTGTTTAAGTTCAATCGCAAGGAAGCTTACAGGTTCTTCAGATTGGCACGCTTTGTATGAGCAAAATAAAGGTGTTATCGGGAGCAATCCAAATTTGATAAGAGACGGCACAGTCCTAGTAATTCCGTGAGGTGATGTATGAAGATAAATCTTATAAAAGATACAGGAGTTATATATAACATCACGAATGCAGTATCTAGGATAGTTTGGAAAGGTTCGGCAAGTGAGGCGGCAAGAAGTGTAGATTTTGACTATATCAATGCGCCTTATGATAATACTGTAAATCTTCCAGGCATTGCGACTGGCGACTATATATCACTTGAGGATACGAAGGAAGGCGAAATCTTCTTCGGTCAGATTTTCGGCATAGAAAAATCAAGTCAGACCGGCACGATATCTTTTACAGCTTACGATATGATGAAACATCTGCTTGAGTCCACGGGTCAATATAACTTTAAAAATCTCACAGCCGAGGCGATAGTGACTCAAGTATGTGCAGATATACAAGTACCGATAAGGCACCTGCATCCCACGGGAGTAAACATCTCAAGCATGATATGCGACAAAATGAAGATGTATGACATCGTGATGGCTGCATATACAAGAGCGCATCGCATTACGGGCGATAAGTACTTTGCGATGATATATAAAAGGGGCTTAGGAGTATATAAGACTGAATGGGCTGTAAAAGGCTTTACGCTTTCGGAAAATTCAAATATTTTTGCGAGTAGTATCACTGAGAGTATGGATGATATAAAAAACAAAATCTTGATTTTTGACGATAAGGGCAAGCAGATAGGCGAAGTAAAAGATGATGGAAGCATAAAGAAGTTTGGTGTCTTTCAGGAGATTTACAGTAAAGAAGAGGGGGTTGATGCCACAACAGGAGCGAAAAACCTTTTGAAAGTTAAGCCGACTCAGGCAATAAAAATATCGGCTATAGGCGATATAAATTGCTTATCTTGCTACTTTGTGGAGGTCAAGGATGCGGCCACGGGCTTATCGGGCAAGTACTGGATATCTTCAGATGCTCACACATTTGAAAACGGTACATACAAAATGGAGCTTGAACTTAGGTTCGACAGCTTGATAGATACTAAGAATGCAAAGGATGAGGCTGAAGAGAAGAGAAAAGAAGAGCTCAAGAAAGAGAAGAGAGAAGAAAAGAAGAAAGAGAAGAAGGCTTTAAAAGCTCAGACTAAGAGCGGTACACAGTCGAAAGAAAAGGAAGCTACAAAAGAAAAGAATAAAAAGAAGGGCAAGGGCATGAAGAGAGGCGAAAAGAAGAGGCAAGAAAAGATTGCAGCTATAAGAAAAGCTGTAGCGGAGTCAAGAGCAAGAAACGGAGGTGGATGATATGAGTTGGACTGATGCTTTTTTAGAAAGAGATGATGGCGACACTTCGGCAGGCATACAGCTTGCAGAGATGATAAGCGAAAACTCTTGTAAAATCGGCGACCTTATACTTACATCTGAAGATCTTCTTTTTGATGAGTCTTTGACAGTAAAGCTTGCAAGCACTATAGCAGGTCAGTGCCCCGAAGGTGGTGCTTTGGTAGATAAAAGCACATATATAAGTCCACTTAAGGCGGGCGACAAAGTGGCGGTGATGAAGGTAAAGGGAAGCGACCCAACCGACTACACATCAAGTCTTTATATCGTGCTTGGAAAGATGGTGAAACTATGAGTATCTTACCTTCTTTTTTAGAAGAGCTTAGCAATGTAGATATAGCGGAAAGCGAAGAAACTAAGGTCATAGAAGTACCGCGTGAGTATGGCATAGACTTCGCTACAGGACAGCTTACAGGCAAGATTGTAGAAGGCCTTGAGGCTATAAAAGTATGGGTGTGGTTATGTCTACATACTGAAAGATTTAGACACGCTATATACTCTGCAGATTATGGCACAAGCCTAGAGCAATATATCGGACATATGCTCAGTGAAGAGTATATAAATACCGATTGTGAAAGCGAAGTGACGGACGCGCTTCTCATGAATGAATATATCGAAAGTATAGAAGATTTTGAAGCTGTCAGAAATTCCGACAGCTTGAATATATCTTTTAGAGTAGTGACAAAATTCGGAAGTTTGGAGGTGGATGAGAATGTACGAAGATAAGACTTATAAAAGTATCTTAGCAGATACTAAAGATGATATAGGCGATGAAGTCATAAAGGTAGAAGGCAGTCTTGTACATAATGCCTTATCTGCCTTGGCTTATGAAATTGAAAAGCTGTACATACAACTTGACTATATCATAGAGCAAAGCCACGCCGGCACAGCAGACCTTGAGCATCTTGAGATGATTGCGCTTGATAGAGCGATAGTCAGAAAAGAAGCGACTAATGCATATGTAAAAGCGGAGTTCAATGTGGCGGTGCCAATCGGCAGCAGGTACAGCCTGAAAGGATACAACTACAAGGCTGTAGAAGTTATAAATGACAGCTTGCATCAATATAAAATGATAGTAGAAGAGACAGGATTGGGCCCGAACGACTTACGAGGCGATCTTATTCCGATTGATTTTACCGAAGGACTTGAGAGTGCGAAGGTGACGGAGTTGCTTGTCGCAGGTGATGATGATGAAAGTAAAGAGTCTTTGTATAAAAGATATATTGAAAGCTTCACATCTCAAAGCTTTGCAGGCAATATTTCCGCCTACAAGGAAAAATTCGCAAGCATACAAGGTATTGGAGGCTCAAAGATATATCCGACTTGGAACGGAGCAGGCACGGTAAAAGCCGTACTGATATCTTCAGATTATACTGCAGTCAGTGACTATCTTATCAGTCAAATAAGGGCGGAAGCTGTACCCGCAAGGGGCAGTGGATACGGATGGGTGCCGATAGGTCATAATCTTACTATTGAGTCAGTAAAAGAGGTTATCGTTGCGGTGAGTACTCAAATTACATACGCATCGGGCTACTCAAGTGCAAATTTGGCCGAAAATATCAAGGCAAAGATACAAGGCTATCTGAAAGGTATAGCAGAAGCATGGAAAGAAGGCGACGAGCATACTGAGGCAATCGTATACATCTCAAGACTTGAGTCGGCCATATTAGATGTGCAGGGCGTACTTGATGTAAACAACACTTCTTTAAATGGAAACAGCAGTAATTTAACTTTGCAGAGTGATGAAATTCCAAAAATGGGCGAGGTGGTACTGACATGATAGAGGTTGATACACTTCAATATCTACCGCTTCACATAGCGGAGATAGAAGAGTTTAAAAAGATTGCAAAGACTTATGATAAGTACTTAAGACTTGTATGGCAGTCACTAAAAAAAGAAGAACTTAACAGGATTTTAGCTACAATGGACGAAAGTGAGTGCGCACAGTGGGAAGAGCTGCTGCATATAGTAGTAAATCCGGCTGACAGTCTTGAAGACAGGGTCAACCGCATACGCGGTTATTATGTGTCCGACTTGCCTTATACAATCAATAAACTTGATGAAGTATTAAAGGTTGTGTGCGGTGCGGATAACTATAAATTAAAAGTGGATAGCTCAAAATATTTGATTGATTGTGGTGTAAAACTCGTATCAATCCCTATGATTAGTGTAATTGCCGATTTGATAAGAAAGAGAGCACCTGCGAACATGCTTGTAAATGTGTATGCTTTATTCAA